AGCAGTATCGTGTGGTCTGAAGTATTCATCTTCAATCAAATCATTATGATTAGATAAAAGATAATCATATATAGCCTCGTTTTTCCCTACGCGCATTCTACGGACATAATAATCATTATGCCAAGCATGAATACCCGAAGACGTTCCGAGGACCAGAGATGTCGTCCCTGCAGGTTTTACAGTTGTACATCTAGCTGATGAATTAATCCCTAAGATCTTCGCTACTCGTGCGTTTTCCTTTGTCACGATATTTGCAGCGGGCTTCATATCCATTTGGAGCACAGCGGCACTCCCGATTCCTGTCATTGACACACCTATAAGTGAGTCTTTCTCTGTTGTTTCTTTCCATATTTCTCTAAGATAGTGGAAGTCTGTATATCCAGCTTGTAACGTTCCTATGAACGCTGCAGCTTTAACTCTAGCATTAAAGTCATCTTGATCTTTAACGTTAGATACATTAACTTCACAAAGGTTGCAGAACTGGAAAGGTCTAAGCGCTATCTCACAGCAAGGGTTTGTACCCCAATCTTTGTCATTGTTAAGATATATGCCAGGCTCTCCAGCTCCAGATAATTCAACTCGTTTCCATAAGTCCATAAAAAACTCTTTAGTTATTTTATGTCTCATTAAAACAGCTGAGTTGTTTGATCTACCTCTTTGTGGGTTTGTCTCCCACCAATTACCAGACTTACAAGATATCATATCGTCGTCAGTAGCAGTAAACAAGCTAATTAAAGCGGCTCGTCTAATACCACCAGCTAATACAGCATCGGCTATATGGCATACGATATCATGTACTTCCAATGATGTTAATGTTGACCCATCGTCTTTGGATTCAAGAATACCCTCAATTTTAATCAAGCATTCTTTTAAAGGCTGTGGACCAGGTGCTTTACCACCTGATGTCACCAACCTAGCACCTTTAGGTCTGATGTCAGTATAATCAAATATTATTCTTGAAGCTCTTTTCTCCCCAAGATAAGATCTAATTAACACCTTAACAGCATCAGACCAACCTTCAATTGAATCACCTATAACAAAACGTCTAGATCTTCCTCTAAATGGTTTCATTAGAAAAGGTAATTGTTTTATATGGTGCTGTTGAACTGAATATCCAACTCCACATCCTGATAACAATAGAAACATTATCTCGTTAAAAGCATCTAAGCTATCAACAGGTAGATAAGAACAATTATATAGTCTGTTTGGTGAAATTTCAATTGGCTTTCCAGCAAACTGTAAACTTCTCATGGATGGTAGTATCTGTTTTGCAAATACATAACTATACGCTTTTCTTATATCAACCTCCAACTTTGGGTATTTCTTGATATGCATTGCCATATTTCTATCTACTAATTCATTCCAAGTTTCTCTACGTTTCAACTCAGGAATATATTTAGCATATTTCATATGAACAGTGATATCAGATAAAATGTTACTATTAATTTCTTTCATTACTTTTTATTTTTACTTTTAAATATTGTTAAACAAAAATCTACAAGCGGTAAATATACCACGTGGTTTTGTTTATTTCGTTCGGTATAACTCCTCATTCCAAAAAGTATACCAGGGTAGAACCCTACACTAAATTCCCAATCTTTCATATTAATTATTTTTTAGTTATTAACTCTACTACCCGATCACATTCCTTCTGGTTTTGAGGCTTATATAAAGTTACATGTGGTCGTTGTTTATTAATCATTCTCTTAAACAGTTTCCATCTCATTGGAAAACTTTCGTTTGCTCGACCTTTACACTCTATTATAAACTTATCATTAACAAAGTCTGGTGTGTATCGTATTGGTAATATCTTTTTATCTCCTCTGTTTTTAAATTCTCCTTTACCGTTAGATTGCCTTTCATAACTAGTAGTATCAAATTCAAATCCATCTATTAAAGTAAATGTTTCACCCTCGTATTTAGCTTTTATTTTAGCTTTTTTAAGGGCTAGATACATATACTTTTCTAGACCAGAGGCGAAGGTTATACCGTCACATATAACCTTCTTGGACCTAACTGGTCCTCTTTTTTTATGTCTTTTCCTCATCTAATTTATCTTTAAGTTCTTCCTGAGCAGTCTGTATATACAGAATTGCATCCATCAGTTCTTCTTGAATATCAACTAGATATTTCATAAGACCTTTCATCTTTGTCGTTCTCTCTTCATCAAGAGTCGTGCCATACTTTACAAAACCAGCGTCTGATCTGTCTCTGAATTTTTGTACTACACGTTTTACAACAGGATCTCTAAACTCTCCATTATAGTCGTTTCTACTGAAACCCTTAGCTTCCATTATTTCTCTACTACTCATATTAATTATCTTTTACAAATGTTCCATTTTTCATTTTACCAGTTCTCTTGCTTATAACATCATAAGCTGATTCAACACACTCTTCAATCGTTAAATCACAAAGTTCTGCTAAATTAGTTAATACAACAACCATATCACCAATACCATCTTTTATCTCAGGTAAATCTTGTTTTAATATAGCTCGACCAACCTCACCAGCTTCTTCCATTAGTTTGATATATTGAGTTTTAGGATCTCCACTTTCATATATTCCCTTATCTTCAGCCCAATCTCTAATCTTATCAAAGTAGAACACCACGTTGTCTTCGTGTTCATACAGATCTTCTTTAAATGGAAGTTCGTCGATTTCATTCTTATATCTTTTGTGATCTAGATACTTAATCATGGCTTTGTTATAAACATAACATCTCTCGTTATTAAACATAGATGTCTTAGCGTTTTTAACTATCCACTTAACTAAATCAGTATCTAAATAAACACTTCCATGCTCTGTGTCCCAGCGCATTTCAATATTGTCCATCAACTGACCTTTAAGCTTATTGACAGGACACGGAAACGTGGTAGTTTGTTCCGTAACGTTTATCTTCATATTTTTTAATTTTAAATTAACACTCAGTTCATTGTATGGTTTTAGATCAACTCTATAACCATAACTTTTTTGAAGCTCTATCTCACGTTTAGATATATAATCTATATCATCAGACGATTCAAGAACTTCATACTCACCTACCTCATAACCTTGTTGACATTCAACTCTATTATATAGGTCGTTTGTAACACCGATCTTTTTTCCTGGTATGTGGTATATTACATATTTATTATCTATCATAGTTTCTCAATTATATTATCGTAAAGATGTAAGTTATGTGCAAAATGGTAATAACTACCTATTAATAAACCTGTCTCTGTAGCAACTAATTCCTGTAACTTAGAGAAACAGTATTGATCGTTGCAGAAACCGTACCAGAGATCGTTAGAACGCATCGTAACACACATATTAAGATGTTGTGCTACAATTGTAAACTGTATAGCATATGTACATGGTGTATCTTTTTCATACATATACCCTTCTTTACGATCGTATATAGATATTGCAGCCTGTCTAGTTCTTGGATTTGTTTTTAACAGGTCTATAACCTCATCTAATTGATTGCTTCGTTTCCATTGCCAACCATAATTAGAATTAACAAAACCCTCTTTATCGGCCATGCGTTTCCATATTTCAGGTACTTTACCGTATAATTCACCTAGTATACTTATGTTGTTTTGACCAGATAAATACCATTGCCATTCAGCTTCAGCATAATCCCATTTCCAATTACGATCTTTATCTTCAATTAAATTATCCATTGGATTTTCTAAGTAGAAGCCCACATTAAATAAAGCTTGCGTATCATCAAATTCAACACCATACTCTGGTATTTGCCATTTATAATACTTAAAAGCTTCATTCGCATTTTTAAATTTATTCTCCATCTTTCTTATATTTATTATAATAGTAATCACAGTATTCATACACTTTGTGCATAATACTATCTCGTTCGTATTTAGCTGGGTCAGTATTAACCTTACCGTTCATTTTGATTTCTACTGTCCATTTACCCCAATCATCTCCTTTCCACAGTGGAACAGGTCCGATTATTATGCCATTACTAAAACACCAACGATATGATTTTAACTCATCGTCATGTCTAGAATGCTGTGGGTATGTACCATGAGCTACATTTAACTTTCCCATGGTAATGCTCCAACTTCAGCCGTATCAGTTACTAACGGTATGTAACTACCTGATTTTGGCTCCCAATTAAAATGAGCTTCAGCTTGATTCTCACCTAGGTTTTGAAACTTAACTTTTAAGACTTTAACCTTAACGGTTTGAGCTTCGTAATCTCTGTGGACTAAAAGCCCGTGATAACTAGCGTCATACCATTCACCACCACCCTTGATACTGTACATCGTGGGTTCTTCAATCTTACCTTCTTTGTCTCTGTACATTTTAGTAGGGTGAGCAACAACCATAACTAACACATCATACTTTTTAGCAAATGTCTCTATTTTGGTTAAATACTCCATAGTATAACGATTAACATCTTCAGTCTTACAGTCAACATCTCTAATCTTATTAAAAGGATCAATAACTAAACATTTGATACCTTTACGTTTTACAAGCTCAGCGCCTTTACGCAACACATCTTCAAGTGTGTACCTATCCATATCAATGAAGAAATAATTATCATTAATATGCTCAGTGATTTGTTTCCATTTATCAGAACCAATATCATCTTTAGTAGGTAAACCTTCCCATGTTTTACGTATTAGCTTATGAGCGTGTAGAAAATTAGGTTTGTTTTCAGGAGACGCATAAGCTGTCTTCCAACCGTAATTCTTATTATAACCTATACACATTTGGTCTACAAAATCTGACTTACCAGATGATGGTATACCCGTAACAG